TATTGGATTGATTCTAGAACATGCCGAACGGCAGTTAGCATCGTACTTCAATGAATACGAAGACAGCGACGAAGTCGTAACGATTAAGTACCCAGAGCAGTACGCACTGAAAACTGATTCCGATCGATTGAAGGAAGCACAAGATGCGTATGATGTTATGATCAAATTGCCAACTGAGAAGGCACAACGCGAGATGCTGAAGCAAATTGCACGCGGCCTCTTGGAAGCCAAGATATCGCATGAAGATATGTCTGAGATTATCCAGCAGATCGAGACTGCTGAGTATCTTTCGTCTGAGCCTGAAGTGATCTACGGTGACCTAGAGAAGGGTCTATTGTCTACAATGACGGCGTCGACCGCACGCGGGTATGACGCTAAGAAAGAGGTACCGCAAGCTAAAGTAGATCACGCAGAAAGAATTTTGAGAATCAAAAACGCACAGTCTAACGATGGTGCTCGCGGTGTTGGGGATCTGGATGCCTCACCAGAGGAAAGTGCTAAAAGTGAAAAAGTGGCGAGTCAGAACGCTGACCTCCAAGGTGATACCAAGAAACCAGTACGACAAGAGGAGAAGAAGTAATGGGACAAACAGCAGGTTTTCCGGGCGCAATTTGGGACGGTGACTCTGGCAATCGTGACAGCGATGACGCTCCGCAGATGTCGCCTGACTGGCGAGACTGGAGTCGAATGATCGCAGAGGTCGCGGCCGCACAGACGCGCATCAATAACAACGCCACTGGTATTGATGACGATACGCTTGACAGCGTCGGTACTGTGTCTACTAAGACGGGACTGACAGTCACCGAAAAAGGTAGCGCAGGGATGCACAAGACCATTCTCACGATGACAGAAATGGAATTTGCTACCACGGACGGTAGTACACCGGCCACAGATGGCGCTTGGGCAACGCAACCTCTTTATGTGTTTCCCACGGGGCGGATTATGTTGCTTGGCCAGCACATCCAATTCCCGTTGGGTCTCTTGGAGGCAGTCACAGGCGGTGGCACTGGCCTGAGTGATACCGCTGATTTTGAAATCGGAGTGGGATCAGTGGCCGCAGCTAACGCTAGCTCTTTCGACTTGAACGCTGGCGACGAGGAAGACATCATTACGGCTATTGTGGTCGCTTTGACCGGTGGAACGTCCGCAGCTATCGAGACTGGTATGGGCACTGGCGCCCTAGCAGCGATCGACGGAACCAGCGGCAGTTACACTGCCCGGCTCAACATGCGAACTGTTGACGACGCTGATCACGGAACCGTGGCTGACGTACTTCTGTGTACTGGCGTCTGCACATTCATCTGGACAATGCTGGGAGACGACTGAGCATGGGCCACAACGCTTACCCTAATTCGGTATGGGATGGCAGCAGCCCTACTAGGGATGCCGCTTTAGGTATTAGGCGTGAAGCTGACAAGTCTGATTATGATCAAATTGTATCTGAAATTGCAGCTATACAGACTTATTTGGGTGCGCAAGGCGCGGTATCTGGCCGCATTCCTGCTAATGGTTCGGGACTTGAAATAGACAGGAATAGTCTTGCCAAGTATCAATCTACCCATATTAAACTGACCGATGCCATTGTTCCATTGGCGGACGGCCCTCCGGGCCCTGCCTACGGGAGCAAATTGATTTGGGAATTTGGGAGCACACCTGTTATTACGCAGGCTGCTGGTGTATCTTTAACTATAACAAAAAGTTCAGCAGGCGTTGATGCCGATTGGGACGGTGACATTTCTATGGGTACGGCGCCGGCTAACGGTGCTGATGGATTGACCGCAACGGAAGCCGACATATTTACGTCCATAGTTACCCCGCAGGCGGTATTGGGTGTAACTTCGGTCGGGAATCTCGAACTTAATAGTGACAGATTTTCGGGTTCGACAGGGCCACACAAAGTATATCTAAATTTGATTGTAGATCTTAATGATCATAGTGTGCCTACTCCGCCTTGTAATTTAATTCTGAACGGTTTTGTTATACTACTTTGGCTCCCTGTTGAGGTGTAAGACATGGCTAACTACGGCACTAGAGCGGATGGCGACACGTATTTTCGGAACAAGTTACATAATCAAACTTGGTTCGATGCTACGCCGGACGAGCGAGTAATCGCTTTGACTGAGGCATCCATGCGTATTGATCGCCTACGCTTTAGTGGCGCCTTGGTTGACGACGATCAGGAACTTGAATTTCCTCGGTACTACGGTGACGATGTTGAGGGCGACGAGGAAGTTCCTGAAGACATAGAGGATGCGACTTACGAATTGGCTTTTTCGCTACTTGACGGTATTGATCCTGATATGGAAGTTGAGAATTTGAATTCGACATCTCACACATATGCAGGCATCCGGACTAATCGATACCCTCTGGATACGATCCCGCATATAGTGGCCGGCATTCCGAACTTGACCGCGTGGCGGTTTCTGATGCCTTATCTAGCAACATCGAGAACGTTGAAAATCAATCGCGCATAGTCAGGACCGTGCTGACTTTGTGTTTGCAACTTTCACGGGCCAGGAGAGTTTTAATGCTCCGTTTTCTGAGATCCAAGGCTTTGATTCTGAAATTTGATGGCGCTGGTGACGGCGGTGACGGTGGCGATGGTGGCGACGGTGGCGATGGTGCGGCTGCGGCTGCGGCTGCTGCTGCTGCTGCTGCTGCTGCTGCTGGAGAAAAGACGTTCACCCAGGAACAAGTCAACACGTTTGTTGCCGAAGAGAAAAGGAAGGCTCAGGAGAAGAATAAGCAGTTGGCAACGCAGCTAGGTGAGTTGCGTAAGAACAGCGCACTCTCACAGGAGGAACGAGACTCTTTGCAGGGTCAGATCGAGAACCTCCAATCGCAATATATGACATCTGAAGAAAAAGCCAAGATCCAGGAAGAAAAGTTGCGAAAAACGTATGATGCAGAATTGGTTGATACCAAGAGTGAACGAGATTCTTGGCAGGCCAAACACTCTGAATTGATGATAGAAACTGAAGTCACCAGGTCCGCCAGCTTGAACAAGGCGGTATCCGTGGAGCAAATCGCCGCGATTTTGACACCAAAAACAAAATTGGTTGAAAGACTTGATAGCGAAGGCAGGCCCACGGGCACCTTCGAGCCGCGCGTCAAATTTGCGGATACAGATAAGAACGACAAACCGATTGTACTGGATATCACAGTCCCTGAGGCTGTTAAGCGGATGCGTGAACTTGATAGGTATGCGAATCTTTTTGAAGAAAATAAGAAGAGCGGGATAGGCGGCACGGGTAGCTACAAGTCAGGTAAGACGCCAGACCTGGCAAAGATTGCCGCGAATGATCCGAAGGAATACCGTAGACTACGTAAAGAAAAACCGGAACTACTTTACGGGACACGTTAGACGGGAACCAATCCGGGTTCTGTAAATCTGAACACACTCCATGGAGACACAAATGAACTTTCTTAAGAAAGTTAGTCGACTTTACTTCGCCAACGATTTTGACACGGATGATCGCGCTTGGAATCCCATCGTTTGGGCTCAAGAGACTCTGGCCATTCTCGAAGAGAACATGGTCATCGGTCAGTTGGTGCACACCGATTTTAATGAGGAGATCGCCAGCTTTGGCGACGTTGTCAATACCCGTAAACCGGGTGAGTTTGAGGCCGAGCGTAAGGGCGTCAATGACGATATTACGGTCCAGGACGCTACCGCGGTCAACGTTCCGGTGAAACTCGACCAGCACATCCACACCTCCTTTATGATTCGGGACGGCGAGGAGAGCAAGAGTTTTGCCGATCTTGTCTCGCAGTACCTCGGTCCGGCAGGTACGGCGTTGGCACGGACTATTGATCGAATTCTGCTCGGTCAGGTCTACCAGTTCCTGGATAACGCTGCCGGCCAACTAGGTCAGGTTTCTGATACTGTAGTCAAGGGTTACGTCCTTGATACGCGTGAGATTCTTAACCGAAACAACGCTTGGATGTCCGGACGGAATTTGATCGTAGCACCAGGTACCGAAACCGAGATGTTGAAGTTGGACACCTTCACCGAGGCCAACAAGGTCGGTGACGATGGTACGGCTTTGCGCGAGGCTTCTCTTGGCCGTAAGCTTGGATTCGACATTTTCATGTGCCAGAATGTGCCTGATCCAACGACTGCCGTGAGCACGCTTCACGCCGATGAGCTTGGTACCGGTGGTTCCAAGGGCGATCTGATATGGGCCGTCGACGACGGGACCATTTGTACGGCTGGTCAGTACGTTGTGATTGAAGGCGACCTGCAGCCTTTCCGGATCACGGCTATCAACACGAATAATTGGACTATGGATCGTCCTTTGCGGACCGACATCGCGGTAGGAACCTCGGACATTACAGAGTTTCTTACCAACACAGTCGATTTGGCCGGTCACGCTGGCGTCACTTCTTACCCGACTGGATATGCCAAGCGGATCAAGATTGACGACGATAGCAGCACGACTGCTGTTCCTATTCAAGGTCAATTGATTTCCTTTTCGTCTGGTGCTACTCTCAGATCCGGAGAGTACCGCATCATCCGCGTGATCTTGGATTCTACTGATTACTACATCCTGCTTGATCGCCCTCTTGATGCCGCTTTGTCGGATAATGACATTGTCAATTACGGTCCGAATGGCGACTACAACTTTGCGTTCCATCGTAACGCGCTGTCGCTCGTGTCGCGACCGTTGGCGCAGCCACGAAGTGGAACTGGCGCGCTCAGTGGCGTCGCCAATTTCAACGACTTGTCCGTTCGTGTTACCATCACGTACAATGGTACGGCACAGGGACATCTCGTGACGTTGGATATTCTGGCTGGAGTGAAAGTGCTCGACGAGGACTTGGGCGCAGTCATGCTTGGTTAAAGTGACCACTACCCGAGTCCCAATTTGGGACTCGGGATCTGGTCACTTTAACAAGGAGAGCGATATGGAGAACGATATGAATGGCCTAGCTGCCTTAGCCGGAGAACTGACGCAGATTAGAGAGAAATTGGACGTTATAGTAGTAGCTGTAGTTGGTGATCCCTCGGACCCTAGTAAGCCTGGAGTTCTTCTGAGACTCGATAGACTAGAGCAATCTAGTCCTAAGGACATCAGCACTCGATTAGATAGACTTGAGCAAGCACGTGGTAGGAACAACAAGGTTTTTTGGCTCATGGCCACAGGCATCGCTGCCGCTGTAGGCGGTATAGCTCTTCAATTTTAGTATGATACAACCACGACGAAAAGCAACACGACACATTCGCAAGGTTCTGTACTCCTTGAAAAAGGAATACGGTTTCGCTGTGACGTTCTATAACGTGACTTCAGAGGATGTGGACTATAAGACTGGTGTGCGTGAGAATGTCACGGACCACTTGAACGTCCGTAAAGTGATAATTCTGCCGCGTAACCTTAAGCAAAAGTTCGAGTTTGACTTAGCGTATGTTGCAGCCGGAAAGAATATGACTTATGGCGGTCTATATAACACCGGCACACGGAAGCTTATTGTAGACCGTAGAGACGTAGGCGATTTTGAAATCAAAGTAGACGGCTACTTCACTTGGGAGAATCAACGCTACCAGATTGCTGAAGTCGAAGACTTTGAACTTAACACCGGGTGGGTGATCGTTGGTCGTGTAGTAGAAGGTGCTGTAAGGAATAAGATTGTAGATTTGAAAGCTGAATCACCACTAACATTCGCACAAGAAATTGGAGTCGCATAATGGAACTTGTTCCTCTGAAAGTCAAAATTGGCCTCAAGAACGGTGGCGGTCACCAGTTCCCTAACTTTAACGCGCTGTCTTCCGAATTACGTGACGGCATGGACTGGTCACATTATGTGGACAAGTTCGGTGGGTGGCACTACGATAAGGTCGCCGGACACCATGACGATGACACTGAAAACGACAGCCCTCCAGGCACATGGATTGGCATGCTCATGGTACCTGAAGACTTCTCCCTGGCGGCTGTGGCGGCGTTCCCGGAAACTTGCAGCGTTTGCACAGAATATGTTTGCGCTGACTTCTACGACAATCGCGCGCACAAACATGAGCCGGCCATCAAAGAGGATAAGGAAGTTTTGCAAGCCATCCTGGCTAAACGTGATCTAGGCATCGAGGAAGACCAGGGAGACATCGACGCTATGGACCCTGAGCACCCTGCCATGGGACGTCGGCGCAACAAGTTGAACACGTTCGAGGATTTCAAAGCTCAAAAGGGAATCACGGTTAAGTAATGACCAGTGTTTACGTAACAGTTCCGAACGGCAAAGGGTGGCTGCATAAGCATGTCCACTTTGCGATTTGTAATATCCTTTCGGATCGGCGGTACAGGGTGCGCCATGACTGTCCCACCCACAGCCCTTACGTAAATAATTTGCACCATTGCATGCATGATTTCCTTAACGGCGGGGAAGACTACTGGCTGTCAATGGACGATGACAACCCCCCGACTAACAATCCCTTGGATCTAGTGGAGTTCGATTGTGACCTGATTGGTTTGCCCACGCCCGTCTGGCATAACTCCACACCAGGTGACCGACCTTGGTACTTTAACGCACTGGACGCTGTCGGTGACGCGTACAAGCCGCATGAGCCCTGCAACGGATTGCAGGAGGTGGACGCAATTGGTAGTGGGTGTTTCCTTGTAAGTCGTAGGGTGATGTTAAAATTAAAGGATCAACAACCGTTCATGCGGGTGTGGAACCCTGATGGTACTGTCGAGGTCGGAGGCGATTATTCTTTTTGTCGTAAGGTCAAAACCGCCAATTTCAGAATCTGGGCGCACTATGATTATCCTTGTCGCCATTTCAATGAGTTGGACCTGGTCGAGATGCTCCAAGCTATGCAAGGAATCAAGTAATGGCTAATACACCTTGGTGCGGAGTAGCTGACGTTAAGCTGTTCTTACAGAGTGGGCAATTTACGTCCACTATCAAAGATAGCGAGGATGTCTCAGGCGTCGACACTGATTGTGAAGGCGTATCGTGGGATGGGACAGACTCACCTTGGTGTGGTGCTACTGACGACAAGTTATACTTGCAGTCTGGACAATTTACGTCCACGTTGAAAACTAGCAGGGATATAAATAGCGTTAATCCTACTATCAAAGCGATTTCTTGGGACGGCACTGATACGCCATGGGTTGGCACCTCTGTCGCCTCAAAATTATACTTACAATCTGCCCAATTTACTACAACAGTCAAGACTAGCGAGAACGTAGGAGGTGTAGAGGCATCACCGTCTGGTGTGACATGGGATGGGACAAACACTCCATGGTGTGGCTGGGCAAATGATAAGTTCTGGTTAACATCAGGACAATTCACGTCCACGCTGAAAACAAGCATTGTTGTATCAGGTATAGATACCAGAGTAGAAGGTATTTCTTGGACTGGAGTAGACACGCTAGCGTGCGGACTGCAGAACGATAAATTATATTTAGTGTCAGGGCAATTTACGACCACTGTCAAAACTAGTGAGGCCGTAGGCGGTGTAGTAGCATACCCGACTGGCATTTGTACAGCGGACGTTGAAGCCCGGATAGGTCCGCAGTCGAGCACGTTTGAAGAGACTGCAGAAAGCGATGTGACTTTCACCCAGGACGCCATAAGTCAACGGATTCGAGAATTATTCGCGGTAGATTCTGTTACGTTTACCTCGACTGCCGCGGTACAAAGTATATTCGGGGCTATAGCTGAGTCCACAGTTACGTTTACCTATACCGCTGTACCCCAAAAAATTGCGTCACCACAGGCCGAATCTACGATTACGTTTGTCTCAATTGCTACTACACAAAGTACATGTAATGTGTCGGCGGAGTCAACAATTACATTTGACCAGGACATTATACTAGACATAGATAAGCTGCATGACGCAAACAACACGTTTACATTCACTCAGATTGCCAGCGCAAGTCATTTAGTATGCTACGACAGACCGCACTTGCCCCGATGGATAAAGGCATCTGTCAGTGAGCACTTTAGGCAGTTCGCAGAGGACAACGACATTCATTTCTTCGCCGAAGGAACCTATCGATACACTCCCGAGCACCAACAATACATTGAATTCCGCATGGACGGGCCGGACGCCCAAGAGATTAGCAAAGGTTATTGGAAACTTGACGTTGAAATCAATATACTATGGGGGTACAACCAGGACCATGACTTCCATGGACCAGAGCGTCTCAAGGGTTTGATCATGGAAGCTATGGATGAAATTTGTGTTTATAGATACGGCGACGGGCAGTGTGATGCCCAGACTTTAGTCGGGCAACTGCGAAGAGTACATGAAAAACGCAATGCTACCCGCGTTAATGATTTTGGTCAGATCCGTCAGGATGTTAGAATGATGCAAGGAACAATTGAGTGTATGTACAAAATGTTCGTGACCGAATGAGAGCGGGTAAACTCTCAGCAACCCTAGGTAATTTAACTCTGGAGACCACAATGAATAATTTTCTCAGGTCAGAGCCGCAACTCACGTGCTTCGCTCCGATTGACTTGAAGCAGGCGGATCTTTACATCCGCGACGGTTTCGATAATGATACGAGCACGCCTACTACTGGTGCTGTTGAGCCGATTGGTGAATCAATTATCGCTATCAGTAATATGGATACTGTTGTTCCAATTGGTGCTACAGTCAAATTTGGCAGTGATGACACTGAGTACACTGTCTCGGCCAAGGTTGATGGTGGCGGAACTAACGAACAGCAAGTCATCCAGATTGATGATGCCACCAGCGGCGGGACTTTCAAGCTGCAATTCAGCGGCGAGGACACCGGTACTATTGCGTACGGCGCGAATGCCGCGACGGTTCAATCTGCGCTTGAAGCTCTGAGTACGATCGGTGTTGGTAAGGTGACTGTCTCGGGTGCGAGTCCCGAGTGGACGGTTACGTTCGTCAGCACGTTTGCATCCACTGATGTAGACCTCATTACCGGCGACGGTACGAGTCTCACTGGCGGTGACCTAACTGATGTCGACGTCACGGAGACGACGACCGGCGTAGCGGCCGTGAATGAAGTCCAAACTCTCACGGTCACAGGCACGCCTGCTGGCGGTGACACCGTCATCAGTTATGGCGGCGACTCTACTGGGGACATCCCGTATGACGCGGAAGCCGCTGACGTCGAACTTGCGCTTGAGGCGATGGATTCCATTCCACAGGGTGAAGCTACGTGTGGTGGCGGGCCGTGGCCAGGTTCTGCAATCACGGTGACCTTCAGTGGTTCACTAGCAGGACAAGACGTCACAATGCTGACGAATGTCGATAGCTTCACTGGGGGTACCGCCCCGGTATTGACCATTACTGAGACTACTCCCGGCGTGGAGGCTGTCGACGAAGTCCAGACTGTTCATATCAACAGTAGCGTTACTGGTGGTACGTTCACGCTTACGTATGCCGGGCAGACTACGTCTCCAGGGATTGCGCCAGATGCCACTGCTGCGCAGGTTAAAGCGGCTCTTGAGTCGCTTAGTAATATCGATCCAGGTGATTTGACGGTTACTGGCGGCGCCGGCCCCAAAAAGGATTGGATCGTCGAATTTGGCGGCACTCTTGCTGCTACTGACGTCGCTGCGATGACCGGTACTGGCACGAGCCTTACGGGTGGTAGTTCCACGACTGTCTCCACTTGGGAGTCTGTCAAGGGAGTCACGGCAACTGGCAGTTCACAGATTACTGTGAGTCCAGGGCTTGTTTTGGCTACGACTGTTGGGGGTTCCGTGACCTTTAATGGCCGTAAGTTGGAAATCAAAATCGGTGAAGGAAACCTGACCTTCACGGAGAACACTCCGCACGATTACATCCTCGATCGAGGTCTACTGGACACAGTGCGTCTGGCCGATCAAGAGCCGATGGATGTGTCTTTCGAGTTTACTTGGGAATTCTTGAGCGCTGTAAGTGCCTCTGGTACTCCGACTATCAAGGAAGCTCTCAAGAATACCGGTGAGGCTTCAGACTGGGAATCTTCCTCTGACGATGCGTGCGAGCCATACTGCGTTGATATTGAAGTCAACTACGACCCCGGTTGTGGTGGCGATAATACGGAACTGATCGTGTTGCAGCAATTCCGGACAGATTCTCTTGACCATAATCTGCGGGACTCACAAGTCTCGGCGACTGGAAAATGCAACGTTACTGGAGCTGTTGAAACCCGAGGAGCCTGAGTAAATGAAACTCAACGGTAAGAAAATTGAAGGTCCTAACGAAGTTACGATTGTGATCCCGCGTGGATCGGGTGAGGACATTGTCCTTAAAGCCCGTGCTGTGTTGGATTTGGATGATTTTGAGGAGATGTGTCCTCTCCCCACTCCGCCTTCCCGCCGCATGGCTGGAGGCGCGGATGTGCCAAACTTGAAGGATCAAGGATATGTGTCAGCGCTTCAACGCCGGAATGTAATGCGTCTGAATTACATTGTACTGTCGTCGTTGGAAGCCACGGAAGGACTGGAGTGGGAAACCGTTGACATCTCGGATTCCAATACGTGGGATAATTTTAACACTGAATTGAAAGACGCCGGCTTCAGTCCGATTGAGATTCAGCGGATTGTCGCCGACATACTCAACGTGAATGCGTTAGATGAAGCTAAGATCGAAGAAGCGAGACAACGTTTTTTACTAGCAGCCCAGGAAGCACACGTCGTCTAATTCTACCGAAAGGACGGACTGCATTGTACGCCATTTGGAAAGCATGTGATCGTTTTGGGATAATGCCTCCAGGCGTAAAACCAACTTCCTGGGATGACAATAATGTTGTTGCCCAAGCAGAAATGTTAGCTTACTCGCAGATACGTGAAGTAGAACATGTTGGCTGTCCACTGTTATGAAGTTCACCGGATCGCTCATAGGGTTGACGCTCGACCATCAGGAAGCTCTCAAAGCTATGGAAGAGCATCTAGTAAGCGAGTTACATCGCTGTACAGGTGCTTGGGTCCAAGCTATTGCGGGTCCTGGTGGTCGGGTTCCCCTATGGTCCGGTATGGCGCGTGCTTCCTTAATGGAAGTAAGCCAATTGGTGAACAGCCAGATTGTGATTTCAGCATTAAAAGCGCCCAGTAGGGTACAGGAAGGTGCTCGACTTGGGACAGCAGAGCAGACCATACGACCAGATCTCTACCAGATAGAAATTATTACTGACGTGGAACACTGGAACATTCAAGAATACGAAAAAGTGTCAAAAGGCGGAAGCAAATCCGCCCCGTGGCGAGCATTAGAGTTCGCATCAGTCGCGTTTCTTGCGTGTGCAGCGACAGTGTCATTACCAGTCCCGGTATTCAAATCCTTTGTAAGGAAGGTGTAGCATGGCTAACGAACATCATACAGTCTTAGGTTTTGACGCCAGTCAGGCGATTAGTACCCTATCGAGATTGGAACATGCCACGACATCGTACGCCGCAGGCGTCGATATCGCAACAGGTTCTATCATCAATTATAATCGGGTAGCTAAGCAAACTGACGCTGGCTTAAGGAAGAACGCTGCCAATATGAGTCTTGTCTCGCAGTCTATGAATGACTTCGGCAAGACAGCTTCAAAACTACCGCCGTCACACCCAGTCTCGCAAGCCCTAAAAACACTTGACAAGGACGCCACAAAGGCGGCACAAAGCCTGACGCTTACATGGAAAAGTATGGCCAGGATCTTCACGATTCAGGCTTTGCATGGGGCGATTTCACAATTAACTTCTGTTCTGAGTGACTCAGTTGAGGAAGCTCGTGCCTTCGGTATAGCTATTGCAGAAGTCGAGACGATTGCCGGACCGCTAGGTCTCACTTTCGACCAGCTTGCCGAGCAGGCTCGCGGTGTCGCTGAGGCCATCGGCGCGCCTCTTGACGTAGTCGCTGAAGCGCAGTACCAATTGTACTCGAATCAGGTAGGTGGTGCGGTAGAGAGTACACTGGCTTTGGAAGCCGCTAGTAAGCTATCTATCGCTGCTGTCACTTCACTCAATGACTCGGTCGCCGTGACCACGGGTGTAATGAACTCGTATGGTATTTCTGCGGCGCGGGCTGAGGAAATTTCTGCTAAGCTATTCCGCACTGTCGAGCTAGGCCGTGTTCGTGCTGCTGAATTGGCTAACACTCTCGGTCGAACGACAGTCATTGCCGCACAGCTAGGCGTGAGCTACGAGGAAGTTTTAACATCAATCGCTACTATGACTATCCAGGGACAGAAAGCGTCAGATGCTCAGACGCGATTGACCCAGGTGATGTTAAAATTGATCAAGCCTACGGACGCAATGAAGGAAGCGTACAAAGAACTAGGAATAGTGTCAGCCGAGGCAGGTATTCAAGCGTTCGGCTTCCAAGGTTTTCTTGAGAAGTTACGTGAGACTACGGATGGTTCGGTCACTGAGTTCGCTCAACTATTCGGGCGGGTTCGTGCTACTGCAGGTGCTCTAGGTCTCACTGGTAAAGCCGCTGAGCGTTACCACGAAAATTTGGAGAAGATTAACTCTACTACCACAGAGTTGCTAGACCAAAAGGTCGAGATCATTATGCAGACTAACGCGAAGCAAGTTGAGAAGGAACTTAATAATCTTCACGTTAACACTGTCGTAAATTTTGGAACAGGTCTCAATGACTTGCTAGCCAGTATATTCCGATTCTTTGGTGGCGCTGTCAAGACAATTAACGCTCTAGCGACGGCTGCTGGAATAGCAGGTGCGGCGTTCTTATTGATGCGTAATAAAGCAATTGCGTCTTTCGTAGCTATTAGAGTGCAGGCACTCGCCGCGGCTGTAGGAGTTGGGACGCTAAATGCCAGCATGCTCAGTTTGGCCACTAGCCCAGTAGTAGTTGCAGCAGCTTTCGCTTTGGCTACCGCCACGGTAATAAAGTTTTTCGTTACTACGCAGGAGGAAGCTAACAAGACTCTTGACCTGTTCAAAGAATTACGTACAAAGGAATTTGCCGCGCAACTCAAGTCACAGGACAAGGCGTTTAAGGCCAGGCAAAAGAACAGCAAAAAAATTATCGCTGAAACTCAGAAATGGTTGACCACCGCGGTCAAATTGCAGGAAGCAGCCATTGAAAGAGCTTCAGATCTTGAGAAACGCGCAACGGACTCACTTAACAGCCAACTGAGTGATCGCGCTGGCTCTTTGCGGTCTTACGTTGGCAGTATAATCAATCTTGCGGATACACTTGATTCTAGACTCAAAAAATTGGATGAGTCTTCACAGGAAGTCGCCCGCAACATTGAAGACTTCCAATTCGGTCGGGGTCTTAGAGACTTAAATGACGTTCAAAAAATCTACGCCTTAATCAATAAGGCGCAAGATACACGAAAACAAAGCACGGCCGCCTTGAACGCAGGTGAACGCGAACTCGCAGCGTCTCTGTCTGCTCAAGCAGAAGAGTACGCTAAGCAGGGACTGCAACTTGCCGACAATAATGATAACCGTGCTCTCGCTCGTAAGGCCGAACAGGAAGTTATATTTACACTTAGTCAGCAGCAATCCTTGAATTTCGGGATCGCAAAGCAGGAAGAAGCTCGTAAGAAATTAGCTGAGGAGCAGCTTCCGGCACTGCTCGCACAGTCCAATCAGCTTGATCAACTAGTATCTAAGCTGAAGGATACTGAGGTTGAAATCAGGAAGGGTGGTAAGTCTGAGAAAGAGATTCAACAGATAGTAGCAAAACGACTTAGCATCATTAAAGATATTGAGCAAGTACAGGCTCGTATTGCTAAGGGCTCTGACGTATCCGCTGAACTTGGTCTCGAGGACCAATTCGATGCGGCCCTAAAAGCTGTGCGTGAAGGCATCACTGGCCAAGAGATGAATCTCTCTGAGATTGTTACTTTTGAGGCTGACGCTATAGCTGGCGCATTGAATCTAGAATTGAATAAAATTGACGCAACGCGTCTGGCTAAGTTAGAGCTTACATTGGACGTCAAAGGTCCTGCTGCAGTGGCTGCGGCATTGACAGCGATACCAGGAGCCATGGAAGCTGCTAATGAGCAGATTGAGAAAAATAAGGTTCTCATGTTTGAGGCTAGTAATGTATACGTAGATATCCTTAGCGACATGACGGCTTTGGAAGAGTCCTTGGGTACTAGCACTCTTGACATCTTGAGACTACAGCAATTCAAGCAGATAGCTGATGAAGCTGCGAAACAGATCCAAAAAATAAGCGATCCATCCAGTGGTGTGCGTAGAATAGATATAGAAAACAATATCCAGGGACTGCGGAATATGGCCCAAGCACTCGAGACCGCGGGAGATATTGAGTCCGCCGCTATAGTGGTGACAGCCGCTGACAAATTACTTGCCGCTTTATCTAAGCTGTCACAAGTTCAAATTTCGTCCGCAGGCGTTGAAGCCCAGCAAGCAATACGTTCTGTAGGTGAAGCCGCAGAAGAGTCAGCAAAGAAAACTGAGTTGGCTACGGAAGCTATTAACAACAGTATACAGGTAATAAAACAAAATGCTATTGCGGCTTTTAACGCGATATCACGACTAACACTGGGCGCGGGCGCCGTCCAGAATAATGCGCATGGCGCTATGTACTTAGCCGGCGGCGGATTCACTCCGCGCGGCACAGACAGAATTGCAGCGATGTTGTCCAGGGGAGAATCTGTAAACACTTCTGATTCCACAAGAAAGTTTGCGTCACAAATACAAGCAATGAACGCTGGCGTGACGCCAGTATACCGTAACGCTGGAGGAACTACTACAATCGGGGATACGAATATAACTGTGCAGGGTGCATCTTCACCACAACAAACTGCGCGTGAAGTGATGGCAGCGATTCGACGTGAGCAACGGCGTAACACATCATCTTTTTAGGAGGCTACTGATGGATAACTCGATCAATTTTAAGGGCAGGTTCGTTGTTGAGCATTGGAGGGACGACAAGCACATTGCAACTTACGAGTTGCAAAATGGTGTAACGATTGAAGGTAAGAATTTCAATCTGGACGTGTTCTTCCACGCCACGACAGCCGCGCCGACTTGGTGGCTCGGACTTATTGACGATGATAGTTATGTTGCGCTTGCCGAGGGTGACACATACGACGATATTGACCAGGCCGGTAACGGATGGGATGAGTATCAGGACTACACTGACGCTAACAACACTGACAGCACGACGACGCGACCTGAGTTCCTGGAAAATGCTGCGTCAGCCAAGTCGATTACCAATGGCACGCAGGCGATCTATGACATCACGGCGCCTGGCGGTGTAGTGAAAGGAATTTTCGCAGTAGGTCTTGGCGCGAACGCTAATCTTAAGGGTGACCATGCTAATGATGGAAAATTGTGGGCCACTGCCCTCTTTACTGGCGGCGACGTCGTTGTCGCGACTAGCGATCAATTGAAGGTCACTTACACCGTCAGCACTTAACCCCACTGAGCAGGTGAGTGGAGGAATGGACTCCCCCACGTAACCTGATTTTAGAATCATGGCAGACACACCTTGGATCGGACACAACGGCGATAAGCTATACCTGCAGAGCGGGCAGTTTACGTCCACGCTTAAGACTAGCCAGTCTATAACCGGTACAGACAATCACCCATGGGGGATAACATGGGATGGAACAAACACTCCGTGGTGCGGATCACGGCATGACCGACTGTATCTGCAGAGCGGGCAGTTTACGTCCACGCTTAAGACTAGCCAGAGCGTTGGTACCCTGGAATTATTTGGGATCTCATGGGACGGAACTAATACCCCGTGGGCTAGTCTGTCCGAGAATAAATTATTTCTGCAGAGCGGTCAGTTCACGTCCACCCTTAAAACCAGTAGGGCCGTGGGCACAATCAATGACCTCGTGACCGACGTATCCTGGGACGGTACAGATACTCCGTGGTGCGGAGTTGACCCAATTAGGATCTATCTACAAAGTGGGCAGTTCACGTCTACACTTAAAACTAGCGAAGACTTGTCCGCAGTTGACTCTGCTGCACAAGGCGTATCCTGGGACGGTGTTAACACTCCGTGGTGTGGCTCTGGCGATGATAAATTGTATCTGCAGAGTGGCCAATTTACGTCGACTATTAAAGACAGTGAATACGTAGGTAGCGTTGAAATCGAGGCGGCCGGTATATGTACCAACAATGTTGCCGGACGTTTAGGTCCGCAAATACATACCGAGACCACTGCGTCGTCAGTTACATTCAGCCAGACTGCGTTACGTGGCGCAGTATGTATTGAGACCGCCGAGAACACAGTCACGTTCACTCAGATCGCAGTGGGAGGTGTAATTCTATCGAGCTACCCTGTCACCAGTACGGTAACATTCAGTCAGACTGCTACTGTTATACAGATGCCAATGTACCTTGTGGCTTCTAATGCTATTGTATTTACGCAAGAGGCTAGGATACCTGATGTTTTCGTGGCCACAGCTCTGAACACTTTCACGTTCTCACAGGCAATAGCCCGTGCCGGGACCGAGTATTTCGATGCATCGAACGCCGTAAATTTCTTCGTAGAGGCGGATGCCACGCTAAATGGAACTACTATATACTCACGTATTGTTGGGCACGTTCTTGATTTCACACATGAAGCTACTCAAGGTATATCATTCAAAGTAGCGCGCGCTGAATCAACGGTAGCATTCACGCAGGCAATGCTGGCTATATTCCCACGGTCAGTGATAGCGGCGTCGTCACTTGAGTTTTTACAAACTATACGGTATACTCCGGTAAAAGTTTATGCCGTATCTGACTTAGCTGAAATAATTTGGACTGTACCAGAGGACGGCAATGTCACGCTGGAACCAACTGGTTTTCAGCAAACTATTGGACTTACTCAAATAGCTGGTCAGTCACCACCTGATTCCAGAATCAATTTTGAGCACATCGCAGACGTAGTACATATTAGAGACGCCGACGGGGTCAGTAAGGTAGCTGAGAGTGTAGTTACATTCACGCAGTCATCACAAGTAACTTACGGAGGTGGATCTACAGTCACTTTCTTGCAGTCAGCGACCGCAGACTTATGTACGCCAACAAAGTCTACACTCGCATTCACGCACACTGTCGACCTGGAATCTACCGTGACTAGGAACACGTCAAATACTGTTGAATTCCGACAGAGCGCTTACCATACGCTCACACGTAACGGCGAGTTGCGTGACGTACAATGTGACGTTACCGCGGAGTTACCTCACTATGATAATGTGCAGTTCGCATACCCGATAACATCTGTTACGCATACTCTTACATTACGTGGCGCAGAATTCGGCAATCGCGAGCGCATGCATTTCCAAAGAATAAATCGAGAAACCCGCGGTGGCACCTTGATCGTCTTCGCTGACCCGATTTGGCCAAAGAATGACCATTTGGTTATGGACTTTGTGGGTCTAACTGAAACTGAGACTAACCAAGTCAGGTCGTTCATCAAAACAACTTTAGGTAAGCAAGTAACACTACGTGACTGGGAAGGTAGGAACTGGGTGGGAGTGATAGTGTCGCCGGACAACCCAGTTGTGCGCGATGGCGCGCTTTGCATGAACACGGTCACGATAGAGCTGGAAGGTCACGCCGGGTATGATGTTACTACATCTTCGGCTGTGACCTTCACTCAGACTGCTGTGGGGACAAAAACATGATCCAATTAGCGGCGCCATACCCGACTGTCAGGCAACTTCTGTACCTTCCAAACCCAGGATTCGGGGACAGTGATAATGACACGCACACTATCAATCTCCGGTACACGCAGGACGGTAAGCAGTACACCTACGTCAAGACTAAGAACGACCGAGTCAGATTGCTGATGGTTTTCGAGATGCACCGACAAAAAGCTTTAGAATTTAGGTTGTTTTTGAAGCTATACTTTGATTCTGAAATCAGATTGATTGACCATCTTGGACGCACGTGGGTGGGAAATTTCACGATTAACCCGTTTGAATTCACTTCCGTAACGGGTGAATGGCAAACGATAAACATTGAGTTCGAGGGCCTTGAACTGTGAGAAATCTTTCAGCATCAGCATTATCTAAGATACGTGAACAGTATGGCAGTGAACCGATCACCATTCTTGATATCGAATGGGCCCAGGATTCTATTACGCAGTACGCGGACCGTGACGTGCAGTCGGTCAAGGGTAAGATTCTTGAAGTATCATCCCTTGATTCTGTGATCACGATCTCGAACAGTAATGACTCGCAGCAAATAACTGTGACTCTTGACGACAGTGATGGTACGATCAAAAGTATTATGGACAGCCAAGACATCCATAAGACTAGCGTCTGGGTGTACCAGTTCTTTGACGGACTGAGTCTTGTCGACCGCTTTTTGCTGTTCAAGGGCACGATCAATTCTCCTGTCTCCTGGAGGGAGTCTGACCGTTCAGTCACCTTCACAGTCCTCAGTAAGATCGAAGACAAGGAGGTTGGATTCTCGCCAGAGGAAGGCCAGTTTCCATTCATCCCGAGAGAATTGATAGGCAAGACTTGGCCCTCATGCTTTGGGACACCTATCGATGTTCCTTGCGTCCAGATCAATAAAGCCATAACTGGCAGGACGCTGTGTGGTGTAGGAATTATAAGCGGCCAGGGCATCCACGTAAACGCTACTACTGAGGGCAAAGTCCCGGACTTACGTGAGCAAAGCGCGAGGGCACAGTACCTCAATAACCTTGCTAATATCTTTGAGAGTGCGGCTTCAACTCATGAAGGGTACGTGCCCGGCAGCCAACAAGATCTAATTTTTCCCAATAACGAGGACTATACAAATAAGGCACGCGCTTACCGTGAAGAGTCTAACGGAGTGTACCGACAGATCACAGAGACGGTAGCACAATACCTACAACAACTCAGATGCGCCAGATTACGGCGGGCTAGTACATTAAGTGACGCTGAGGATACTGGCGAAGGTTGCAATCCGTTAGAGATCCTCGGCGGCGAAGACTTCCCTCGCGGTACAATCACGTTAGATATAAATGGAGGGTTGTTCACTGGGTATTTTCTAGGGGACGGTAATGAGTTCAAAATCACGTCGCGTACGCACCCAGACAATGAGGCGAGAGCTGCGGAACAGCTAACTAATGATGAGTCTTTACCTGCCGGTTGCGGCCCAGTCACACCACCAGGAAAACATATTCTTTGGGAGACGCAGGTTCCGGCAGGGGAAGGCAATGCTACACCTATTGGGAATATTGGGTCTTCCTCTTCTAGTGGGCTGTTTGACGTATTCCGTAAAGACTTTTATCTGTTCTATAATGCTCCAACACGTAGGAGTACCAGCCAGAATCAGCGAGCCATCCACTTTTGGGCGGACGCCGGAACAACTGTGACAATGGCTGAGGACGAGCCCGTTTATCATGTGGTTAGCATCGTTCCAGGTACTGTTCTACAGGTCAAAGCTTTCAAGGATATTAACGGCGTGAGAACGTTAGTAAACGTACCGGACGATTTGTGGGTGGACGAAATAGCAGAGTACGGAAGCATCACGGCGGTGCAGATAAAATTGAATCGTTCGCTGACCACATTCGAGGATCAAAACTGGGAGGGTGACACACTATATGTCACTTTCGAGTCGTCAGTCGGGCCCAACATCGTTGATATTGTGGAGTATCTGATAGATACGTACACAGATCTGACATATGATAGTACGAGCTTCAATAGTGTCAGAACAAAATTGGCACCGTTCCCGGCTAACTTTGCGCTATTAGACAGAAAGAACATCGTCGAAGCATTACAAGAGATTGCGTTCCAATCACGATGTAGTATTCGACTTATCAACGACGTATTCTACATTGCTTACTTAGCTGAGGAGCCTACGACCGTGGATACTTTCTATGTGAGTGACATTGAAGCCAAGAGCGTGGAAGTGGAACTCACTTCCACTGAGGACCTAGTAACCAAATACACTGTGGATTGGCGCGTGAGTTACGCGCAGGACGAAATGAACAAGATTATTGTGCGCAACAACGTGTCCAAGTACGGTATCCAGGAAGGCGGCGACGAATACTACATCTACAACCAGCCGGACATCATACACAAGGTGGCCACATTCTGGCTGATTCGGAAATCAAATACGTGGAAGCATATTAGTTTCAATACGTTCCTACATAAGATGAACGTCGAGACGTTTGACGCTGTTACTCTTGACCTGCTTGACTACGTGTCTGATAGTCCAGTTAAGAGTATCGTCGAACAGGCTCAGTTCAATTCTGACAATCAGACAATCAACTTTGAATGCTGGACGCCTGTGAAAGCAGGAACAATGGTGCCATACCTGTTCGCGTGGCCCGCGGACGTGCCGGCGGAATGGGTCTTCCCAACGGACGACGAAATTGATTTGGGCTTGGCCGGCGGTAACAATATCGGAGAGAACGCTACCGGAGAGTTGCCAATCGGTGACACATCCCATTTGGACTCCGGCGACATCTTTGTGGGCGGCATCAACATCCTGTTTGGTCCTCAGACAGACCGCGGTGACAGTCACCCGTCTGATCGGGGATTCTCGGCCCAGGACGTCATTATCGGCACTGAGTTCGCTGTGATTTCAGCATCAGCTAATCCGAACCCGTATCTTGGCCTGGAATACGAGGAAGATATTCTTCCCCCGCCTGTGGACGTAGATGTGTCCGGAGTCACGGAAATAGTTCTCGAAAGAACCAAGGTTATATCCACTAAAGTGAAGGGCCAATTCAATTACCTCAGCGACATCCTGTCCTTAGAAGATGGTAAGCCGTTAGCGATACATACGGCTACGCTGTTCAGTGGTAAGGACCAAGACGGAAGTTGCAAGCGAAGTCCTTACGATTTCAAATATGACCCGAAGTGTACTCTTTGGGTGGCTGGGTCGGCTTACCTGGCTGAAGAGGAGTGTAATGACTTGAAAGATAGCCAGTCGGGTGAAAAACTCGGGGAATGCGACGAATAAATGGCCGCTGACGACAACACTTTCCCATTCAGCCGTAAGGTCTGGAACGACGAAATTATCAAGCCGATAAATTCGTTGTGCGAGAATCCACCAGACGGCTGCGACGAGATTGATACTCTAGACGAAGCCGAGAAGGATCATATCTGGACAAAGAAAGATGTCCAGGACGTACATGACAAACTCATAGAGATCTGTGAAGATAATGAGTTTGATGACTTAGAGACGCCTCAACTGAACCTGAAGACTCTTATCGAAGACATTCTTGAGGCTATACAAGAAGGGTGGTGTCATTGCAAACCAGTAAACATAGAGTTGGGAACATATTTTTCCCAAATATTCTTCTACACTGAAAATAGTGTAGATTGTTGTGACATCACAAAAGAGATAAATGCTGGCCACATCTTTTGCAGGTACACGGTATTCCGAACGTACATAGCCCCGTACATTGACATATGGGTGCAGGACGACAGCGTGCCTGGATTGGTCTCAGAACGTAGTGAGTCCTACAATAAAGCCAACGATAACAGCCGTGAATGGGCTAGTAATCGTGCAGAGGAGTTGACGGCAGAAAGATTTGCGAAACAACTTAGGACTGACCTGAGTAATGCTGAGGAAGCATTGCAGAATGCGCAAAATGTTCTTAGCGCGTGTACTATCAACTGCGAGGATGAGCAGGCGGCCGTGGACCACTGGCAGAGCCAAGTATCCGAAATCGAAGAACTACTCGACGAGCAAGAGGAGATCCGTGACGAAGCCAAGGAAAAGGCTGAAGATAATTTGGTCAAAGCAGATGAAGGAGCTACCCGGCAGTGGGAGATCATGAGCAATCACCCGTACTTAGCAGCTTCACGCAGTACCGGCGGAGTCAAGAAGTATGCTATGGACTTCATGCCTGGGACCGTAGACTTGCTAAGCGTGGCGAGTCCCTCTAGTGCCGCATGGGGAGTAGGCCCTTACCCATTTGATTGGACGCAGGCATACGAGCTAGTGTACTATGAGAGACAAGTTCGCGGGTTTCATCGCGACCGTCAAGGATACTTTCGCACTCGATTTACACCTAATGGGCTGCCCTACGGAGGTCCGCCTAACAGAAAATACTGGATTGACGTTCCTATCCATGGTTACGATCAAGTTTCCGACTACTCGGGGTATGTTTCGCCGCCGTGCCCAACGCCGTCCGACGACGACGGTGAACACCGTTTTGGCCACTCACTGTGGGATACATGGGGAGTTGGTAGCTGGGTGAAATTCGATAAGAAAATACGTGGCGGCACGCGTCAAATGGAGTATGACGATCTCTAAAATGCTGTCATCAGCATTCTTCGGTAGCATTCTGCTGTCGCAATCGTGTCCTGAAGCGCATCGTGAGCTTTGTGATTCGTAACTTCCAGGGCGTTACATAGATACCTGAGCGCGAACTTCTGAAACAAGTACGGCTGTTCTCGAAAGCTCATCAGGTCGCTATGGAATGCAGCCACAGGCATCGTGTCGCGGAAGTGCGGATGGAAGAACTGCTCGAAGCTCTCATTGCCAAGCCAGTCTACGAGGAAGCCCTTATCGAACGGCCAGTTCTGAGCCATTGGCATCAGCTTTTTGTAGATCGGCAGGTCCAGTCTGACGAACCAGTCGTCAAACAAATCAGCGGCTGTGAAATAGTCAACAGCGTGCTGTTGACGCCTAACAAACTCTGCACGCGTTATCTGTATCGCCTTCTTTTCTATGCGGTCAGGGTGCCTGATTTTAATATCAAGCGCGAATGGCAAGACGCCTTTCAGCGGCTTGATATCAGTATCCAACGGTAGGACAGCAATCTGATGTATGTCGTGATACCCTGCGCGCAGACCGGTAGTCTCCACGTCCACGCAGGCAAGGATATTGCCATTAAGATGTACCATTCCTCGGCTCATGATGTCACCTCGTCGTATGTGATTGCAAAAATGTGTGGCTTACAGGGATACATTTCACCTTTGATTCCAGTAATTATCCAGTCGCCAGGGCATACTATGTGTACTCCCTCTAGTGTGTCGATCCACCCGTGGCTGAACATTTTGCGTCCGCACATACCGCATACGAATTCACCTGTGTAATATGGTTTGCAGTAACGTCTGACGATTTTGCCATCATTTTCTGGCACGTGGCAAGCGTCTAAAGAATGGTCGCCGTTTTTGAACCACTGTTCAGCTTCAATCGTGATAGCTTTCTTTCGGAACATACTCATTTGCCCGGCCGCTTCAAAAGGTGTGAAAATTGGCAAGCGATCTCACCAAGTGGTGTTATCTGAAAAGTCACTTTGTACACAGCACAATAGTAGTGCGGATCATTTGTCATAGGCGCCAGGACAGGGGCACTAGGATTCTTGACACGAGTCTGCATGCCCTTCATAGGTCCGTCCACACAGATCGCAGCGTAACCATCTTGCGGCATCGCAGTCTTGACCGGCTCAGGATTGAGTCTCTTCTTCTTCTTGCTGGCAGTGACTGGCTCAGCTTCACTACGTCGAATCGCACCGCGTAATATACCGTCTTCCATCTTCAAGGTGTCTTTCATTACTTCTCCAGTAGCTTGAGGTCATCGGCGATTGTCTTGATCTTAGAATTAAGGTCACTGAGAGAGCCGTCATTGTGGATCAAGTAGTTCCATCGACTCCAACCTATCAAGTCAACTTCCGCTGGGTCAGTGCCCACTTCAATTCCTGGTCGGCGCATCTCGATTAGTGTGGCGCCAAGTTCCAGTAGTTTGTATCCTTCATTAGGGAATCTAAGATCCGTAATGATCGCAACGTCACAATGCGTACCTTGCAGGACGAAGTCAATCCAAGTGTCCTGGTACACTTCACGCAACTTGTTACCTACTTGAATCCAGATATCGCGCGGCGAGAGTCCTAGAGTAGGAAGAACGACTTCCTTTTGATCACGGTGTGTCTCGTAATAGATGCCGCGCTTCAGTCCAGCCCACCCGTACAACTGGAAGGCGATGTCCTTCAGTTTGTCAGCGAAGGAAGCACGGCAGGACTTAATGTTGTTGGCCCGCAACAAGATGTCAAGGAACTTGCCTGCGGTGTCTTTGCCTGATCCTTTTTGATAGCCAAAAGCAATGATCTTCATGTCAGTCTCCTGAGGTTATTCTTGTGTCGAAAGATCCAACGTACTTAGTAGGTGCCGCTATTGCCAGACATGGAATGGCCGCCATAAATAGTGCTAAGATATCTGTTGGCGCACGCCTGAATAATGACTCCAAATTTCCAGTTCGTAGCACAGAGGAAATTTGAAGATCAATTATACGTCGTAAGTGTTGAATAGCTTTTATAGGTGTTCCGCCGTCGGCTACCAAGTCCATTTCAATACAATGTGCTATCCAGCAGTCTTCTTCACGGTAAATTATCACTCGAATCGTATAAGGTAATTTGATCAAATCAATCTCCTGAGGTTACGGTACCGGTACTCCAATCTCCGCGTACTTCCAATATTTTAAGATGCGGAACTCGGATGGGAACTAGATGCACGCCTACGAAGGTGCGGCCAGTGCGCACGTATTGCGCAATGCCGTTGTCGAAGGCATACGATAGTTGCCTTCGTTGTTGTAGGTCAAGTTTTTCTATTTTGGATCTAATGCTCACTAATCAATTTCCCATCGTAGAAAATCAACTTGGGTTGATCGGTGTTCTCTGGCTCAGTAAACGACAGATTGCCGACGTAGTGCGGCGCACCTATTCGGCCCTTCGGATACTTGTGCGGAAGTTCGCGGCCCATCTTGATCTTACTCCATTCATGCACTTCCATTGGGTCAAGCCACTCTTGGAATCGCCCGAACAAGTCAGCGACTTGGATGGACTCACCTGGGGCGTCATAACATACTTCGTCGATGAAGATTTCCAGCGATGACCGGTTGCTTTCGGCCGTCAGTTTCTTGATGTCAGACTCAACAATGGGCACATTCAAACGGTCGTTAGACGGCGGTATCTCAACCTGCAGAATATCAGCGATGAAATCAGGAGCCTCCTGCTTTAACAGTTGATGCAATTGATTCCTAGGAATCATGTCCATCATGTCCAGTACCGGAACATGAATCATCGTGATTCTAGTATCACCCGAGAAAATGGGGCATTCTTCGATACTATTTCCGGTCTGTACAAAGTGGACAGTGTTGCGAACTTGGTACGGGGTGCGGCCTTTGTGGTGGATCATCAATGTCTTCGACATGACCCAATCCTTGATCCTGTTCCGTGCCGCCGCGGCCTTCTGTAGGTTAGTCTCTTCGACCACGCACAGCACGGCACCCTCTAGCTCGCCGTTGAACCCTGCCGATGAAATCAATGCGACGTCCGCTCGCACATACCCGCGAGTCATCAGCATTTCAATAGCCTCATGGAACGTGGACTTGCCAGTCTTCTCCTCCTTGGAGTATAGGAACAGGTACGGCAGTTGCTCCTTGGGCGCTTGGAATAGACTAGCTACCCATATCTTCAGGTAGTCGGCGCCTGTTGACACACCGTTAGCCTGACACCACCCATCAGTCTTAACCGCGGAATCCAGGCCCTTGCCACACTGTTCTAGAATCTTATACCACGTGGGGCAATTGTATGGTTCCTCCTCTTTAGGCTTGTATCGAAGCTGCGGAGCGTCACGGTTCCACAGCCGCCCGCCTAAGAATTCTTCCTTGAAAGGCTCGTTGGCAAGAATCCAAGGTTCCAGTACACAGTCCCCAAGGATCTTATTGATTTCAGCATCACGCAAACCGTGAGATTTCATCGCGAGTCTGACATGCGTGTACGGTTCTTCACGCCACTTGCCTGCGGCATTCACGACCCATCCGCGGTCGGTGCTTTTGTCAGTAGATAGATGCCTGATGATGTCGTCGTGCTTGATCGCCTCGGGCTCAAAAGTCTCTTGAAGATTAGCATTGAATATGCGCGTCCAGTGTCCTTTGTCCTCACGCCAGCCAGGGATATCGTCATAGCGGTCTGTCGACTCTTTCTTGAATGATACCACCAGCCGCCCGTCTTTATGCTGATGAATCTTGGCTTTATGCGCCCACGACCACTCTGGTAGTTTGATCTTGATACCTAGCGCCCTAGCGCAGGCAGCCACAGCCTTGCTGTCGTTGAAGTGGAAGGCTCCTTTTTCGTCTTCCATGCCACCATAGTTCTGTGCGGCATTTTTGAGAGAGGGATCACAGTTGAAGTAGCATCGCGTGTACCCGCTACCGTCTTGCTCCCAGTTGTTAGATTCCTCTACTCCTTTGGCGTACCTACGGACGACCCACCCTCCTTCTGGGTGATCGATCGGGAACGCGAAGCAGTTGTGGTCAGCGCCCTGTGTGGCGCCTGTAGCACCTGTTGATTTAGTGTCGAATATGCCGCGCAACTGGAGTTCCTTGTGCGCTTTCTTCAGGTCTAACGTGTGACAAACCATCATGTAATGGTCCGCGTCCCACCACCATTGAGCTTGATTTTTCTCCAAGTGATCCATCAGTTTTTTGTGCGTGTCATCCAGCTTAACGCGTGGGCGCTGGCCTGTCAGTTCTTCAAACTTGGATTCGTCGTCGACGAACTCCGGCTTAATGCGCTTGCGATTGCCTTTGACGACGTCAACGTGGTCCTGCCAATTGACCGGAATATCAATGAGGACTTTGCCCCGCTTGATAAGCTCCAGACCGCGGTTAGCAGGAGTCATCTTACGATGCCAGATCCAAAGAACTGATCCGCATACGTCTACTTTGCTGCTGAAATCGAATCCAGTGGTGGCCGCCATTTTACCTAGAATTGCGCGCGATAGGGCGGAGTGATCATTATGCGTTGCCGTGGGCACGCGGTCTAGATAGACGTATAGATGGAGTCCACTGCCAGATGTCGAGCGACGGACCGTCACCCACGGTAGGTTGATGGCGGCCTCGCGGACTGCGTCTAGTTCAGTGTCAGTGAGAGAGTTAGCACCTGAGTGGCCGGCAATAGCGTCGAAATCATAACCCACCCATCTGGATACTCGCTCTTTCCAATCCCAACCAGTTAGGCCGATGCCGTCCGCGTGCGCCGCCAAATCATAGTTGATTTTGAAATCATTGTTCTCAGGATTGGAGAACGCCTTCTTTGGAATTCTGAATGAGTACCACTCTTGCGCGCCATCAGAGTAGGAATGCCAGGTTCGGCCTTTGAAGCCCTCAGTAGAAACGCGGTCGCCTCCGTCTTGAGCGACGTTGACTTGGACCTCCATTCCCAGATAGTATGATTCTGCTAAATCAGCGTGAGTCATCGCTGTCAAGAAAGTTTTAATGGCTTCCGATCGCGTGGGCATGGCATGATTTTCGTGTCAAATTTCTTGTGATTGCGAAGTCATAGTGACGAAATCAAATCATTATCGACCGAGGGCGTCCACCTACGGCCCGTAGTAATATACGTATAATCGGCCCACATTGTTCATTCTTTACCGGATTATCCCTTTTCCTTATCGCTCTATGTCTTTCTTTCTTTCTTTCTTTCTATTCTCTAGAGAAGGCTATGTATATGGTAAATAGTAGTAGGAAGTGGTGTACATAAGTTATTCGTATATATAGGCGCGCTATTTTCCTAATCCTGCGCTTTATGCGAACAATGCGCGCCATATATACGTATATTCCTTAGCATAGGCGTTGTGCGCACTAACGTGGAATGATATGATTTAGCCTCTTTAACAGGAGAATCACGGTGAAACGATGACTTTGAAATCAATGATGGACGACGTAGTGAAAGTGACTCCGAGAGCACGTGAGCGCATAGGCAGATGTTGGCGCGACGATAGGGTACGGGATCGCGAGATGGATTCAGAATTGGCTGAGGTGTTCGCGGAACTCCTAAGCGAGTATATGTACGCTCTAGCGTGGTGTGGAGGCGCATCTGCTTTCGGGCCTGATGGAGAA